GCCTTCATTGAGCAGGGCGACGCCTTTGTGCCGGCTGCGCTGCAGGGCTTGCAACCGGGCCAGAACCTCTTCGTGACCCCAGACGGCCGCTGGCTTGGCCACTACACGCCCGCCGCCTACCGCAGCTACCCCTTTCAGCTCGCCACCGCAGCGGATGGCCAGAGCGTGCTCGTCATCGATGAAGAGAGTGGCCTTCTCTCCGACACCGAGGGCGAGGCGTTCTTCGATGAAGCGGGCAACCCCGCCCAGGCGGTGAAAGAGGTGCTCGATTTCCTCAGCCAGGTGCAGAACAACCGCGCACTGACTCAGCGCATCTGCGCGCTGCTGGCCGAGCATCACCTCATCCAGCCCTGGCCCATCAAGGTGAAGGGCGAAGCGGGCGAGCGCACAGTCGAAGGGCTCTACCGTATCGACGAGGCCGCGCTGAATGCACTTGCCGCCGACGCCTTCGAGGCCCTGCGCCAAGCCGGCGCCCTGCCCGTCGCCTACTGCCAGTTGCTCTCGATGCAGCATGTGCAACTGCTGGGCAAACTCGCAGAAGCGCACGCCAATGCCCAGGCACAACTGCCCACCACCGACAGCGGCGAGCTTGACCTCGATTTCCTCAACAACAACGACACCATCAGCTTCGGGTCGCATTGAGGGGGGATGCTATGAGCAATTCGGCGCCGCCGACTCCAGCACCAACAGCGACAGCACCCGATTGCCACTCGGGTAGCTGTGCTTCATCTCGCGCAGGGTGATGCCGGGTGGCTCGGATGAGCACCAGTTCTCGGCCGGCATCTCAATGCCATCCCACTCCTGAACGATGGTCTCATCGGCGGCCAGCGTGTCCGGCAGCGGCTCCTGCGGATCGTCGGTGCTGCGCAGACGCACGCGGGTTTTGATCGCCGACTGGCTGCGCCACTGGTACTTCAGGTAGCCGTAGTCCCAGTGCACCAACACCGCGCGCTGCTCGGTGAACTTGATCAGCCGGATGCACATCGCTTCCAGCGACACGCCGAACGCCTTGGTCAGCTCGCCCAGCAGGTGAAAATCGATGCGCTTGCCGGTGATGCGCTGACGTAGCAGGTCGCCGGGCATCAGCAGATTGCTGGCAAATTCATCGGCCTCACGTTCGATCTGCTTGAGCGTGTCGGCGCCGGTGTAGATGCTTTCCTTGTCGCAGTTGAACTTGGCTTGAATTTCCCGGTGCAGCACAAAATGCCCGAGCTCGTGGGCCAGCGTGAAACGCTGTCGCTCAAGCCGGGCCTTGGCGTTGTAGAAGATGCCCCACTCGTTGGGGTTGTCCGGATTGCGCACCAGCGCGCCTTCACTACTGCCCCAGGTGACCGGGGCTGGCTCCAGCAGGACGGCGCCTTTGCCAAACGGCGTGGTCGGCAGCATCTGGCGCACCAGATCCAGATTGATCGGCAGCGTCAGCTCGCCAATGGCATCAAGCCACTTGAGTATGGTGGCGGCTGCCTTGAACGGCGTGAGTTCATTGCTGCTGACCATCGATCATTGCTCGCCAGCGCTTTTCTTGGGCGTGCCGAACATCAGTTTCATCGCCTCGCGGTAGCGCGCCTTCTCATCCTCGGTCATGCCCGCGTATTCCCGGAAGAACTCGGCATCGACCGGGCTGGGGTCTTCAATGCCGCCGATGGGCTCGCCCAGTAGGTGCAGCACGGTCACGCCCAGCGTTTTGGCAATCGCGTTAAGGCGCTCTGCGGTCGGGCGCTGCCCCTCTCGCATCTCCAACTCCCAGATGTAGGCTTTGGTACAGCCGACCGCGTCGGCAACCTGTTGCAGCGTCAGCCCCTTGGCTTCCCGGTACTGACGCAGACGCTTCCCCAGTGGCGTGGTCATGGTTCTTGTTCCTGAAATTCAAGTGGTCTGCGAGTATAGCAAAAGGAGTCTTTTATTCGATTGGGTGTTGCCTGGTTTGACAAATGCAATCACCTAAATACAATCCCGACTGTATCACTTCACTTTACTAAAGGTCTGCTGAGTATCGATCTGTTTAGGCCGTGAACCACTCGGGTGCCGGGGTCGCAGGCAATGGCGGCTTCTCCATCCGCCAGCAAAAGGAGCCGCCCATGAAGCTGACCTACGCCGATGTGCTCACCGTTCTGCCTGTGGATGCGACACTGCAGGATTACCTGAACCGCTGTGCGCTGCCACTGCCGCCCACACTGGACTGGACGGATGCCGTGCCCACCTCGAAGGCCATTATCACGGCCATCGAATCGTGTGCGGATACGGCGATCCGCGATGCGGTGATCGCGGGGCTGCAGACCGCCACGCAGCTGGCGCACCCTAAGGCGAGGGCCGCGATGTTCCAAGCCGCCATGGGCGATGCCGCTGCCGTGACGGGGCTCAGTTGTTGCAGCAGCGATCTGCACCGGGCGTTCTGGCTGTTGGTGCACCATCCCAAACTGTTCGAGACCGCGTGCGATGTGGACTACGTCGACAGCCATGTTGGCCAGGCTCAGCAGATCGATTTGGGAGTGCGCCTGCCAGTCCGTCGGGATACCGCGTCGATGGATGCCTTCTGCGCGGCTATCAGGGAGTTCTACAAGAAGGAACTGCATTGCGGCGACGTGGTGGTCGGCCACCTGATGGAGCGTGTCCACGGTACGCAACTGGTGACCATTCACGCCAAGGACCTGGCCAGAACCTCGCTGGAGTTCGATGGGGGCCATCTCCAACGCCGGGTCGGCCATCCCTCCATCCACATGGCCCTGGAGTACTCCTCGCGCACCGGTGTTGCCCGTACGCTGATCAAGGGTGGCGAGAAGTACCACCGGATGCTGGCCGAGGCCTTTGCCGAACACCTGCTGGGGGTGCAGGTCGAGGCCCAGCGGCTCAAACCGCCGCCCCTGGATCTGTCCGGCCTGCGCAGCGGCTTTCATGTGCCGCAAGCGCATCAGGATGGCTTTGCCGTGGTGCAGCTCAAGTCCATCAGCGTGGTCACGCCCGACAAGCAGCTGCGCGCTAAATTCGATGCCACCCTCGCCAGCCAACAGCAAAGCGTCGCCGAGTTGATGGCCCAGAACCTGCCCAACGACAACCCGCTGGTACACCACTGGGAGGTGACGGCGGCCACCATCAACCTCTACTACCCGCCCAGTCATGGACGCAGAGCCCGGGTGGTGTCGGTCGAAGTCACTAGCCGGGGCCGGCTCAATCTGCACAAGTTTGACGACCAACTGCGTAAGCAGCTCGAAGGCTACCTGGTCGAGGCCGGCATCCTTCGCCCCGAGCAGACACTGACCATGGCAGAGGTCGACATCCGCGCGCGACCCGATCTCGGCCCGCAGCGCAACGATCTGGCGGAGGTTGAGGAGTGACACAGAGTGCTCGCTCCCTGGCCTGGCACTTGGTGTGCCGACTGTACGCCGTAGGTTGCCCGATCAAGGAGGCCAGCCTCAGCCACTTTGAGCGCATCGGCTTGAAACGGCTGCAGCAGGACAAGGTGGTGGAGTCGGCCCCGGTGCGTCTGGACGTGGTGATGTGCCCCTACTGCCAGCAGCTGGACGGCCCGGTGACGCTGGAGGATGGCAAGATGGTCTGTCACTGCCCGGACTGTGGCCCGGTCGCATTGGACGACGAGGACAAGCAGGCCTGGCAACTCAAGCCCGACTGGCTCCCCCGCAAGATCCGCGCGGCGCTCAACCTGGACGGCAGCCAGCAGACGGAGCTGGGCAAAGGGATCGTGCGTCTGGGGCTGTTTGATCGCCACCCGGTCGTGATCGCGCCCAAGCTGATCACGCTGCAAACCTGTCCGGATCTCATCGAGCGCGCCCGGGTGGGGCGCTGCGCCGAGCCCTGGTTCTTCACGCCCCGGCCCTTGAAAAATGTCGACTCCCAGGTGCTGGGCCGCAGCGCTTACTGGTGGTCGCTGGAGGAGCGGTTTGCGCTCTTTGGTGGTGGGCTGAGCTTCATCCCGCCCGGCGCGGTGATAGAGGAGCTGGGCAGCGAGCCACCGGGGCCGACGCATGGGCCGTTCTCGGCGAATTTCCGCTGGGTGTTTCTGGACGATGCGCCGGACGATCCGGTGTTGTTGTCAGAGAAGCAGGCGGCCGTTTTTCGTGCGCTCTGGCACTTCCAGGGTGAGCCGCAGTCCGGCGAAATCATCATGCGCAAGGCACAAAGCGACAGTGACCGGCCCGGCGATCTGTTCAAGATCAAATCGCAGAACAAGGGCGATCCGCGCTACGAGCGTCAGAAGCTGGCATTCGACACGCTCGTGATGCGCAAGAAGGACCGCGAAAGCAGTTACTGGATGCCCTGCGCGGCACCGCAGAAGGTCAGCACACCCAGCATGGCCTGATCTGACACCTCCACCGCTCTGACGGCGAGCCACTCGGATTCCGGGGGCTCGCCGTTTTTGTTTGTGGCGCCCGGTCTCGCATAGCAGCCGCTGCCGGGTGCAACCAGGAACTGCGACTTTCCCGCCAGTTCCTGGTTCAGTTCCTTATCAGTTCCTCGTTGAATTTCAACACTGCAGGCGTTGTTCAACCACCTGAAAAGGAACCACGCCATGCAGCAAAAAACTGCAATTTCACCGGCCAGATCGGCCACATCGCTTGCCCCCACCCCCCTGGCGGCAGCGCTCTCCCAAAGCGGCATTACGCTACCCATCCCCTTCCTCGACCTCTCCGCCCAGGTCATCCGCGACCTGCCGCTGGAGAACGTCGCAGCGCTACAGCGCTTCATCAGTGAGGCCAAGGCGGAGCTCGCCACCCTGGCCGCCAGGGTGCAGACCGGCCTGGAGCTGCGCTACGCCGATCAGGCGAAGGCACAACTGCTGGCCAAAGGCCAGGACACCGGCACCACGCATCTTCAGGATGCCGGCTATGACGTGACCGTCGAAATTGGCAAAGACGTGAAGTACGAGGCGAAGGGCCTGGCCGAACTCGTGGCCAAGATCGAAGCGACCGGTGGCGATCCGCGCGAGTACGTCGAGATCAAGTATTCGGTGTCGGAAGCCAAGTTCAAGGCCTGGCCCCAGACCTTGCGCGCACCGTTCGAGGCCCTGCGCACCGTGACGCCCAAGGCACCGAAGTTCGTGCTGCGCCGCATGGATGCGAATGGGGAGGGCAAGTGATGAGCACTGCCTTCCCCCTGCATCCGGCCGCCGAGCTCTTCCCGGTCATGGATGAGGCAGCCTTCGCCGCCCTGGTGGCGGACATCGCCGCCCACGGCCAGCGCGAACCGATCCTCGTTCTGGATGGCCAGGTCATCGACGGTCGCCACCGCCTGCGTGCCTGCGAGCAACTGGGGCTGGAGCCCTTGGTGCGCCAGGTCAGTGCCGACGACGGTGATCCCTTCGGTCTGGTCGTTTCGCTCAACCTGCATCGTCGGCATCTGAGTGAAGGGCAGCGCGCCATCATTGCAGCGCGTTTGGCCACACTGCCTCATGGCAGGCCTGATGCAAATGCGCAAATTTGCGCATTTACCCAGGACGAGGCGGCTCAGCACCTCAAGGTCTCTCGACGTACTGTGCAGCACGCACGGGCAGTGCTCGATCATGGCATTGACGAGCTACAGGCCGCAGTCAAGGGGGGCGAAATTTCAGTCTCAGCAGCGGCCGAGCTCTCTCGTTTGCCTGCAGATACCCAGCGCACAGCCCTCACCAAGACCCCCGAGGAAATCCGTGCCATCGCCCGCGAGGTGAAGGCGCGCATCAAGGAGGCCGGCGTTTGCGGCCCCTCGGCCGTGAAGATCTTCGAGCAGCTTGCCGCCGACCAGAACCTCTCTGGCATCGAGCAGTGCGCCGTGGTCGAGGTCATCAAGGCCGAAGACGCACCGCTGCCCACCCCAAGTGAGGCCAAGCGCATCGCCCGCGAAGGCGCGCCGGGCCTGATGGTGCTCGGCAGCGATGGCCGCTACCACACCGCCCCCGGCGACCCCGAAGAGAACGCACGCATGGAGCGCTGGATGCGCCTGCGCGAAGGGCTGGAGCTCATGGCCACTGTCCCGTTCCCGCCCACGGTCGCCGTGGACGCCATCCCCGCCTACCAGCACAAGAACGTCAGCGAGTGGCTGGGCCGCGTCGTGCCCTTCGTTAATCAACTCAACCAACTCTGGAGCGAACACCATGCGTAATCCCGTCATGCGTGCTTTGCGCGAGGCCGTTCGCGCAGAGATTTCCCACGCCTTTGAAGTCACTGGCCATGCCCGTCCGCGCGACGTTGCCCGGGTCGTCTGCGCGCTGCATCCCGATGATGTGCTCTCTATCGGCACCCGTCTGGCCGAAGACGCCCTGACCGAGATCGCCCGTCGCGAGCTCAAGAAGAACACCCAGGGTCGGGATCTGGTCAGCCAGATGCAATTGCCCGGGGTGCCAGAGACATTGACCGCGCAACTGCCGCCGGCCATCAGCATTCCGCTCGACGCAGAGGTCGAGGACGAAGACGGCGAAGGCGTCATCTACAAGCCGCTGGCCCAGGCCACGCTGGCCGACGTCAATGCCCACCTGCAGCTGCTGGCCACCCAGATCAACGCCGACACCCGTCGCCACCGTGCCTTGAAGGAGTTGCGCGATCTGGCCTTGGCGGCCGGTGCGACCGACCACAGCCCGCTGCTGTCGGCCTTCGGTACAGCCGAGTCCTTGATGACGGAGGTGGTGTAATGGCCTTCCCCATCATCTCCGCTGATCAGCGCCTGGCCGAACGCCACGGCGTCAAGCTCGTCCTGCTGGGTAAAAGCGGCCTGGGCAAGACCACCCAGCTCAAGACCCTGCCTGAAGACAGCACCCTGTTCGTGGATCTGGAAGCCGGCGATCTGTCGGTCAAGGAGTGGCGTGGCGACTGCGTGCGCCCCAAGACCTGGCCGGAGTTCCGGGATCTGGCGGTGTTCCTCGCCGGCCCCAATCCGGCCCTGCCGACTGAGGCGCCGTTCTCGCAGGCGCACTTTGATCATGTCTGCCAGCAGTACGGTGACCCCGCGCAGCTGGCCAAGTACGACACCTATTTTGTCGACTCGATCACGGTGCTCTCGCGCCTGTGCCTGACCTGGGCCAAGAGCCAGCCCTCAGCCATCTCGGATCGCACCGGCAAGCCCGACCTGCGCGGCGCCTACGGCCTGTTGGGCAGCGAAATGATCGGCGCGCTGACCCATCTGCAGCACGCCCGGGGCAAGCACGTCATCTTCGTGGCGATCCTCGATGAGGTGACCGACGACTTCAACCGCAAGCTGTTCGCGCCGCAGATCGAGGGTGCCAAGACCAGCCTGCAGCTGCCCGGCATCGTCGATGAGGTGATCACGCTCGCCGAGCTCAAGAGCGACGAGGGCGAGGCCTACCGGGCCTTTGTCTGCCACACGGTCAATCCCTGGGGGCTGCCGGCCAAGGACCGCTCTGGACGCCTCGAGCTCATCGAGCCGCCGCATCTCGGTCAGCTGATCGCCAAGTGTGCCCAGGCGCAAAGCAGCGCACGACCTGCGTCTGTGCCCCTGACCACGGCATTGCCCTCTTTCAACGAATCCCACGCGTCCCAGGAGTAATCCGCCATGAACTTCTTCGATTTCAACGACGCCGACCAGCAGCAATCGTTCGATCTGATCCCCAAGGGCACGCTGGCCCGGGTGCGCCTGAGCATCAAGCCCGGCGGCTTCGATGATCCCAGTCAAGGCTGGACGGGCGGCTGGGCCACCCACTCCCATGACACCGGGGCCGTCTATCTCGCCTGCGAGGGGGTGGTGATGGAGGGCCCGTTCGCCCGCCGCAAGGTGTGGTGGAACATCGGCCTCTACTCCGCCAAGGGGCCGACCTGGGGCAACATGGGCCGCACCTTCGTGCGTGCTGTGCTCAACAGCGCCCGCAACGTCCATCCGGCTGACAACAGCCCCCAGGCCCAGGCGGCCCGGCGCATCAGCGGCTTTGGTGACCTCGAGGGCCTCGAGTTCGCCGCGCGCATCGACATCGAGAAGGATGGCCGAGGCGAGGAGAAGAACACCATCAAGGCGGTGATCGAGCCCGACCACAGGGAGTACGCCGCGATCATGGGTGTGGTGCCTAAGACGGGGTCAGGTAACCCGGACGGCAGCTCCGGTGCGCCGGCAGCCGTTGCTGCGCCGGACTACCCCTCACCGGCTGCTGCCGCACGTCCAACCCCATCCACCGTTCCCAGCGGCAAGCCCGCCTGGGCGCAATGAGCCGGGAGGACAGCATGCATGAGCGAACAGTGCTGGGTCTGCAGCAGACAGGCCCGAGGATGGCGACACAGCGACACCCGCTTCAAGCGTGGCGAGTCCCGCCGCTACCCGATGGCGTGGACCTTCTGCAGTCACCGATGCCAGGCGGCGTTTCATGCGCGCTACGTCCAGTGGCTGCGCACCAACCCCGGGCTGGAGGAGGTGTTCATGGTTGATCCGAGCCAATTTGAGCAAGCGGCGCTGCGCGCCTGCCTGAAGTGCTTCGGCGAGGCGGCCGCCGAGATCGGCTTTGACAAACCGCTGGGTCACTACAGCGAGGCCGAGGCCTTGGCGGTGATCGAGGCGATTGTCACCGGCTGGACGGAAGCGATGGCGGCTCACCACGAGACAGCAGCGGCCCTGCCTGCCGCAGGGAGGGGGTGATGCTGGACGTCAATTCCACCACCACCTTCCCTGAACGCTTCGAGGCCTTGATCGATGCCGGGCTGCAGGCGCGCGAGCAACAGCAGGCGAAGCGTCAGTACCTCGGGGCCTCGCGCCTCGGGGTGAGCTGCGAGCGGGCGCTGCAGTACGAGTACGCCGGTGCGCCGGTCGATCCGGGCAAGGGTTTCTCGGGGCGCATCCTGCGCATCTTCGAGCGTGGCCACCGCATGGAAGACGCCATGGTCGGCTGGCTGCGCGCGGCCGGTTTCATTCTCAAGACCGAAGGCAAGGATGGGCAGCAGTTCGGTTTTTCGGTAGCCGATGGCAAGTTGCAAGGCCACTGCGATGGCGTGTTCGTCGGCGGCCCCGAGGGCTTTGCCTACCCGGCGCTGTGGGAGTGCAAGGCGCTGGGCAGCAAGTCCTGGAACGATCTCGCCAAGAAGGGTCTGGCGGTCTCCAAGCCGATCTATGCGGCGCAGGTCGCCATCTACCAAGCCTACCTGGGCCTTCACGACAACCCCGCCATCTTCACGGCGGTGAATGCCGACTCGATGGAGATCTACACCGAGCTGGTGCCCTTCGATGCCGCACTGGCCCAGACGATGTCCGACCGGGCGGTGCGGGTGATTCAGGCGACCGAGGCCGGGGAGCTCTTGCCGCGCGCTTTCGCCAAGGCCAGCCACTTTGAGTGCAAGTTCTGCCGTTATGCCGAGCGCTGCCGGGGAGGTGGGCAATGAGCGCCGCCTCCAAACGCACCCCCGCCCGCAAGCCCTACCGCACCGAGTGGGTGGAGCGCTGGTCGCCGCCCAAGCCCCTGGTCGGGCTGCAGGCCATCGAGAAGGTGCTCAATCGCCATACCCTGCTCGTCTGCCCGGAGTCACGCCTGGTGGTGGCTGTCATTGCGCGGGCCATCGGCGACAGCCTCACTCTTTCCAACCGCCGGATGCGCCGCGAGGCCCGGCGCTTTCTGCTCGGTGACGGCCTTGGCCTGTGGTGTGACCTGGTCGGGCTGCATCCGGATTTCGTGCGCTTCGTTGCCAAGAAGGCCGGCTATCTCGCCGACGAGAAGGCGCACTGGCAGAGGGTGCCGATCAAGGTGAATGAGCCGGTGGCAAGCAGCCAAGGCGCCCCCGTGCATTCCATCCCCTGCCACGCCCACCACCATCCGCCACAGGGAGGAGTGATCCATGCTTGATTTCAACTCGGTGCCGTCAGTGGCCTTCCCTGCTGGCGGTGATCTCAACGCACAACGTGACGCCATCCGTGCCGATCTGCTGGTAAGGCTGGAGTCGGTGCTGATGACGCTGCTGCCAGCGGGCAAGAAGCGTGGCCAGAAGTACCTGGTCGGCGATGTGCTCGGCAGCCCCGGCGACAGTCTTGAGGTGTCACTCAAGGGGGAAACCGCTGGCCTGTGGCACGACCACGCCACCGGCGAAGGCGGTGACATCTTCGATCTGATCGCCGCTCACCATGGGCTCGACACCCAGACGGATTTCGCCCGGGTGCTGGAGATCGCCGGGCAACGGGTGGGTCGGGCCGCGAGCCATCCGCCCAAGCGCAAAAAGCCGCAAGCCCCGGTCGACGAGCTGGGTCCGGCCACCGCCAAGTGGGACTACCTGGATGCCGCCGGCAACCTGATCGCCTGCGTCTATCGCTACGACCCGGCACCCGGCAAGAAAGCGTTCCGCCCCTGGGATGCCAAACGCCGCAAGATGGCACCCCCCGAGCCGCGTCCGCTCTACAACCAGCCGGGCATCGTTGCTGCCGAACAGGTGATCCTGGTCGAGGGCGAGAAGTGTGCCGACGCCCTGATCCGAAGGGGCATCACCGCCACCACGGCGATGAACGGCGCCAACGCGCCGGTCGGCAAGACCGATTGGTCACCGCTCTCCGGCAAGGCCGTGCTGATCTGGCCGGATCGCGACAAACCGGGATTTGGCTATGCCGAGGCCGCCTCGCAAGCGGTGCTCATGGCCGGGGCCACTTCTTGCGCCATCCTGCTGCCGCCGGATGACAAGTCCGTGGGCTGGGATGCGGCGGATGCGGTGGAGGAGGGCTTCGATGTCCAGAGCTTCATTGCCAGCGGCCCGCGCATCACGGTGCAGCCGCTGGGTGACGAGCCCGATCTGCCGGAGTACGACGGGCAAGCCGACCACGATAGCGATGCCACGGTGTGGGGCACCGAGGATGCGCTGGCGGTGAGTTTCACCCGGCGCTACCACCGCGACTGGCGCTACGTGGCGGCCTGGGGCAAGTGGCTGATGTGGGATGGGCAGCGCTGGCGGGCCGAAGAGACCTTGGCGGCGACCGACCTGATTCGTCACGTCTGTCGCCACGCGGCAGTCCGCGCAGACAGCAGCAAGGTCGCGGCCAAGCTCGCCGCCAGCAGCACCGTGGGTGGTGTCGAACGCCTGGCCCGCACCGACCGCCGGCACGCGGCGACCACCGACGAATGGGATGCAGACATCTGGCTGATCAACACGCCAGGGGGTGTCGTCGATCTGCGCACTGGCCGGATGCGTCCTCACGACCGTGCCGACCGGATGACCAAGATCGCCTCGGCCACGCTGGTGCCGGGCAGCACCTGCCCGACCTGGATGCGGTTTCTGGAGCAGGTTACCGGTGGCGATGCCGAACTGCAGTCCTACCTGCAGCGGGTGTTTGGCTACTGCCTGACCGGCGCGACCAGCGAGCACGCCTTGTTCTTCCTCTACGGCACCGGCGCCAACGGCAAGTCGGTGTTCGTGAACACGCTCTTCACCCTGCTCGGGGACTACGCCGCCAATGCGCCCATGGACACCTTCATGGAAACGCGTGGGGATCGGCACCCGACCGATCTGGCTGGGCTGCGGGGTTCTCGCTTCGTGGGCGCGACCGAGACCGAACAGGGTCGGCGCTGGAACGAATCGAAGATCAAGGAGATCACCGGTGGTGACCGGGTGTCTGCCCGCTTCATGCGCCAGGACTTCTTCACCT